CTAAAAGGTGCGCCATTAGACCAAATGAATTATGTGGTTGCAGGGGTTAAGAATGGGATTCTTACGCAAAACGAAGCTAGAGAATATCTTGGACTTAATAATCTCGATGGTGCTGATGATTTGTTGCTTGCCTCTGGTGATGCTAGTCCTATCTCCGGTAGTTCTCCGCAAGACACTGGAGGCGGCGGCAACCTTAAAATTATTGGCAGAACGGGGCGCGCAGGAAATGCTTAAAGAACTATTAGAGAAACTCAAGGCTGCGGCAGACAAGAGAAAGCCAAAACCTAAGTTGGTAGATGGAAAGATTAAGGAAAGGGAGCCGATAAATGGCTAAACATGTCACTTTTTTCTACGAAGCCAAAGTTGAGTTAGGCAGAAAAGCCGACGAGGCAACGGGCGAGCCCACGGGCGAAATAGAAGCCACACTTACAACCTGGGGCGCAAGAGAAGGCGCAGACGGTCGGCGGTTCTTTTATACGCCAGAGGCTTTTCAAAACTGGCACGAAATGTGGCACGAGTCAGGCAGACCGCTGCCGATGTACTTTCAACATTCAAGCGATATGATGCCTGTCGGTGAATGGTCGAAGTTTGATATCAACGAAGAAGGTATGACCGGAACTGGAAAGATTTTCCTAAATACCACAGCCGGATCTGATTTATATACAATCATGCGCGAAAGCCCGCGGATGGTCGGCGGTGTATCTGTTGGTGCTTATGCTGACGAATATCAGATGGTTGATGAAAATGGTGAACCTACAGACGATCCGGATATGTTTTTTCAGATCGTCAAAGGTGGTCTAGCGGAGGTGTCCATCGTGATGCAGCCGAATAATCCGAAGGCTGAGATCAGTAGACTTGAATACTGGATGGGATCAAAACCCAATCCGAGAGCGATTGAGAAGGCTTTGCGTGATGCAGGGCTATCTCGCCGGGATGCGACCGCCGCGTCCGGTGTGTTGAAAGCCATTTTGGAACAGCGTGATGCTGTGGGCGATCAACAAACTGCCACTCAGAGTGAGTCTGATGCGGCGGAGTTGCTGAAAGCGCTCGAATACCGCGAGTTGCTGAAAGCTATTTCAACCCGTTAGGAGATTTCAAAATGTTGGAAAAAGTAATCGAAAAACTGGATGCAATCGAAGCATCTAGCGCTGCCAAGCTGGCAGAAACCGCACAGGCTGTCGAGGCAAAAGTTGCCGAGGCTGTCGAGGCTGTTAAAACCGAAACCGAAGCAAAGATTGCCGCTTTAGAGGCAAAAGTTGCCGCTCCTTCTATCATTCGTCCTATTCACAAGACTGTCCGTGGCGAAGCAAATCGTCGCTTCCGTGATGTGCTTAAGGAATATGTAAAGGGTGGGAACAACATTGAGCGCGAGATCAAGATTTTTGAATCTGTCGATCAGTGTGAAGCCTACATCAACGAAGCCTCAGCTCTTACAGGCTCAGGTTATGATGTTGGTGGCCGCACCGCTTACGATCCCGTATTCGCTGCAAAGCGTCTTGGAAACCCGTTGTTAGGTTTGTCGCGAATCGTCGCAACTGATGGTTCGGCTTATCAGTTCCGCGTCAAGACAGGTAATGCAGGCGCACAGTGGGGCTACACCGTTCAAAACAACGGCGCATCCACGACTGAAGCCACGAGCATCTGGCAAGTCATTCTTAAGGACTTGAATGCTCAGTTCCCAATCAGGACGGCGGCGCTTGATGACATTGACGGCTTGGAGCCCAATGTTGTAGACGATATGTTGATGGAGTTCCAGCAGTCAATCGCAACCTCGGCAATTCAAAACAACGATCAGTCGGGAACTGGAACCTCGGTAACGACGGGCGGCGCTGACGGTTTGCGCGGTTTGGATCAGTACGCTGGCGCAAATGCTTCCTACACCGGCGGCTCATGCTCGACGGCTTCGTTCGGAACCTCGGGAACTGCAACCAGTAACGGTTTGCATAACCTTGCTACTTACGATCAGTTGACCACGAACGCCAACACGGTCGCGGCTAACAATATTGTTTACAAAGACGTTGTGAACTTTATTTATAGCCTGCCACAGCAGTATTGGACACCGACAGCAGCATTTATGATTAACCCAGTTCTCCTTCAAGGAATCCGTGGTTTGGTCGATTCGCAGCTGCGTCCGATCTACATCGACGGTCTTTCCAGAACTGATGGCATCGTAGGTGAGTTGCTTGGGTTTAAGGTCGTTGTTAATAAGTATGTTGACAATCCCAGCCAACCCACCGCCGGAGCAGCAGGAACGACCTCCTACTATCCGATGTACTTTGCGGATTGGCAGCAGTTCCACACAATGGTGATGCGTCTGTCGATGGTTCTCCGTCGCTACGATCAGACCCTCCCAGGTTCGATTACGTTCTACGGCGAGACTCGCGCAGCTACTTCGGTGCGCGATCCTAACGCTGGCGTTCGTTATCGTTCGACTGGTACGGCTGCTTGATAAAAGAGGGCGCAAGCCCTCTCCCTTTTGGAGAGACTATGAAACATGTAATTTTGGAAGGCTTGAAAAAGGCTCTCCACGAGGGCAACAGTACTGTCAATCTCGCGGAAGCCTCAGCCCTAACCGGCTCAGGCAGCGGGGTTGGCGGTCGCGTATATAACGAGGATGTATTTGCATCCCTTCGTTATTGGAACCCATTTCGAGTGTTTGCCAATCAGACAATGACGGCAGACTCAGATATTCAGTTTGTTGTCAAAACGGGTAACGCTGCTAACTCCACTAACCCGTGGGGTTATGCGGTCAACGCCAATTCAGGCTCGCCCAACATCGCCACTAGTATCTGGCAGCTTCCGATGCGTGTTATTTCCGCTCAGATGCCAATTCGCGCAGCGGCAATGGATGACATCAACGGATTAGATGCGGCTCTTGTCGAAGATCTTGCAATGGAATTTAGCCAGATTGAAGCGGCATCTATGGCAATCAACAACGATCAGGCAGGCTCAACAACGACTTCTACAGGCGCGACAAACGGTCTTAGAGGCTTGAAGATGTATCTTGGAACCGCAGGATCATCTGCCGCTTATGGAACGTCCGGAACGGCCATAACGGCAGGCATTCATACTTTGAACACAATCGGCTACACGAACGCTTCTGGTGTAACGTGGGCTAATTTAGTTGATGCAGCAAACGCACTTCCCGGCCAGTTTTGGAGGATGGAAGGTACTGCATGGATGATGCACCCGACGGTCATTCAGGTTCTAAGGAAAGCTCTTACGACAGGCAATAATAATGTATTGCTAGAGACTGGTGAGTTCGACGAAGGCCCTGCGATTAACATCCTCGGCTGGCCTGTCATTGCTAACCCGTATTTAGATGCTCCTGCTGTTGGCGCTTCCCCGGTTTATCTTGCCAACTGGCCGAGGTTTATGTGGATCGTCGACCATTCCGAGATGTTGCTTCAGAGAATGGAGCAGACTCAGCCGGGAACGATTACCATATATGCTGAGAAGCGGATGGTTTCGACCGTTCGTGATGTAACTGCCGGTGTTCGGATCATTGGAACCTAAAGATGCCATCTCAACTGCAAGGTAACTTCGGAGCGGGTTCAAGAAACCCGTTTAACTACTCGAAAGTGATCCAGAGTAATCGAGATCCGGTTACTCAATGGCTTACTTACGACGAAATCACCAATCAGTTGAATTTATTTCAGGATGAAAGCCAAGACGATTATCTGGCTCAATTAGAACTTGCCGCTAGGATGGCGATAGAAGACTATCTGGGCGTTCCGGTGTTCAATGTGACCTATCAAGCCTCTTACATGATTTCGGGGCTTATGGCAGCTCCTGTAAGTCTTGATCTTCCTGAAGTCTCACAGAATGGTGTCACAATCAATTGGGTGAAATACTACACAGATGTAAATCCACCTGTGCTTACGACAATTACAAGCACAAATTATTATTATGACCCGACGGGTAATAAGGTGGTTTTGTTTGAGGTTCCCAATAACATCAACACTTACATGACCGCTCCTATGCTTTGTCAGTACACGTTACAAGGCTCGGTCATTGGTCAGTATCCTGTAGTCAAGCAAGCCGGTCTCATGCTGCTCACTCACCTGTACAACAACCGCTCTGCAACGTCGGCAGAAAATCTAAAGCAGATTCCGTGGGCGATTGACCAGTTGCTTAGACCTTACAAGCCTTTGGTGATGTAATGGTTTTACGCGTCGATGAGATAAGCATCAATAACCTGTCGTTTACAGTCACAAATTTAGGTGAGCAAACGACGGTAGAGACGCTTTGGTTTAAAACGCGAGCAAAAACCAAATCAGTTCACAATAACATTAGGACATTGGAACGATTTAGGCAATACGACAATATGATAGAGTTTGTTTGTAATTACACGCCAAATATTCGGACAATTTCGGACGCTCAAGAAGCATACAGCGTGACGTTTCGTCAAAAGTCATGGAGAATAGCCGAGATTTTTGAGCACGATGATCGGCAATGGGTAACATTAAGATGTTATCGCAACGAACCGAGCGCGGCGGTATAGCATGGGCCAGAATTCAGCGGTTGTTTATGCTCAGGCAATACAAGCGCAATTGGTTAGTGTAGTAACTCCGACCCCAGTTTATGCGGTATTTAACAGAAATTTTGCGACAGAACCAACGTTTGTGACATGGCAACTTAGGGACGTGCATCAGCCCGTATATACCGGACCGCAGTCTGTAAAAGGAATTGATACTCCAGTATTTCAAGCTACGGTATTTGCACAAGTAATGGCGAATTGTTATGCCAAAGCGCAACAGATTATAGATGCTTTGCATGGCTACCAAGGGACATTTGGAAGTTTATTTTTTGTTGCAAAAGTCGATGTTGATTGGCTTTTCCATACATACGATAATGACAGTAAGTTACATCAAATTGTTCTTGATTGCACTTTAGACATTCCTTCGTGAGGTGAAAAATGGCTCTTCCAACTAAAGTATTACCCGGCTTTTCAGCCTCGCTGTATTGCCAACCAACTGCGACGCCGACCCCATTGACAACTGCAAATCTTTCGGTTGTTGCAAGCGTTTCTGCAATTGCAGTGGCTGCCAATTTAGTGCCGGTGGAGGCAATTCCGTCATTTGGCCAAGATGATGCGGTTGCAAACTTTTCAGTTGCCGGTTCGCGCCAATCTGACAAGATTCCAGTGCAATCTGCACCAACTTCAATGACAGTTGTCGCGGCATGGAACCCGTCAGATACAGTTCTGTTGCTTCTTCGTGGCGATGCGTACAATGGGACGATTGATCGGACATTTGTTATTGCAGCAACGGATGGCACAAACATTGTTTATTACGCGTTTAACGGGCGTGTAAGCCAGTGGACGATTGATCCTGCTCCTGGCGCTGAAGCCAAGGTCACATTTACGATTAATCCAAGGGGCAATCAATATGGTTGGTCAAACAATGTCTGAGTTTCTTGAAGGGATGGTGGGCTTTTATGGCGACCTACATCAATACGCTAAAGGCCATGCCTTTACCCTTCAAGAGGTGGATGCCGCCTTATCGGAGGCCGAAGGCGCTGATGCGATTTGTCTAAGTGTTATGAGGCTTTATGCAGCGAGCGAGTGAGGATTTGCTAGGGTATTTGGTGGCACAAGCTGAGACTGGAGCCAAAAACTGGTTTGGCTATCCTCAGCAGCGCATTGTAAATATTGCACTGTGCCATCGAATAGCTGAAGCTCATGCGCCGGATATGACACCAGAAGAAATTGTGGATTACGTCACAAGGCTAAATGATTTGATTTTCCGGCGCATTGTTGCAAATGCAGTTTGAAGTCAAAGGCATGAAAGATGTAGAGCAGGCATTGCTTGCTTTGCAGGCTGAATTTGGCTCGACTATGGCCAAGAGATCTTTAGTTCCGGCATTAAGAAAAGCAGTTATGCCAGCCAGAGATTCAATCAAAGCCGCTGCGCCAATTGATACGGGAAAGTTGAAAACAACGGTAAGAGTTGGATCTAAGGTAGCAACGGCTAAAGACAAAAAAAGAAAATATTTAAGCGCCAATACGGTTGCATTTGGATATGTTGATGTTGGTGTTAAATATTACGATGATAAAGGTCAGTATAGGCCTGCAACAGAAGCACTGGAATATGGAACGGCAGAACAGCCTGCTAGACCATTTATACGAAGATCATTCAAGACAATGATTCCTAATATGTTGGAAATTTTGTCTAAAGATCTAAAAAATCAAGTTGATAATTGGGCAGCTAAACAAAGGGCAAGAAGATGAAGCTACACGAAAGGCTTGGTGGTTTCAAGCGCACAAAATACAAAACGATAACTTTTAACGGCCATGACCTAGAAGTGTATGTACCTACTAGGAATGAAATGCAAAGCCTCACAGACAGGCTTAGGCGACCCTCAGACGAGCTGATAGATGCAGAGTACCAAGAAATTATTAAATCGCTTTGGGACTTTCTAAAGCCCACCGATGAGGGCGTAGAAATTAAAGGTGATGATGTGTTGGTTCAGGGCTCCAGCATGAAAACTGCTGCGCGATACAAAGCAATTGCCAAGATGCGTGAAATTGCGATGATTTCGTTAGTGGGATTTAAAGAGGGCGAAGATTTGTTTGCGCTTTCTTACGAAGATATATCGGAAACTCTTTCGGAAGTAGATATTAAAAACCTTGTTGATTTAATTCAGCAAGCTGTAGATCCAAATTATGAGGCCACAAGAAAAAACTGATTGGGTCGATATATAGGCAAGTCAGAGCTGCTTCCATATTTAACGGATTGAGTCCTGAAGCGTTTGATAGGCTTGATGTATCGACCGTTCGAGAGTTAGAATTGATGTGGCGCGATGGTATGATAGGCGGCAGGCAAAACCTGATGCTGATATCGCACTTGATGACAATTGTTTGGAATTTGGCATCATCATTTTCCAAACATGGAAAGACATTCAAACCGCAAGATTTTTTCCCGCATTTGGAGGAATATTTTGTACCTCCTGAGAACATGACAAGACAAGAGCGAGATTTCTTGGCATGGACATCATTGCCAGGATTCCGAAAGGAATTTTTGGACATTCTAGGGGGAAATCGTGGCCGGTAAGATGATCGCGGGCCTGCAAGTTGGCTTAGGACTTGACAGCGCAGAGTTCAAAAAGGGTGCCGACGAGGCCAAGAAAAAAGCTCAAGAGCTTGGGCAAAGCCTAGCATCCAATAGCACTCAAACAAAAGGTTATTCGTCTGCAATCAATGACGCTGCCGCTGCACAAAAGAACTTTCAATATAACCTAAGAAATGTAGGTTATCAGGTACAGGATTTCTCGGTTCAGGTTTCAGCGGGAACGTCCGCAACACAAGCGCTTGCACAGCAACTTCCACAATTGTTGTCTGGTTTTGGCACTATGGGTGTGGTGCTGGGCACTATTGCCGCGGTCGGTATTCCTGTTGCGATTGCTGCATTTAATATACTTAACGGCAATATCAAAAGTCTTGAGGATGCAACAAAAGACGCAACTTCCGCGGCTAATGATTTTATTGCAGCAAATAACAAGGCAGGACAATCATTAACAGGAATTGCGGAGTCTTATCACAAAGATGCTGCCCCAGCATTAAAAGAACTTTATGATCAACTAAAGGCTATTGCGAAGATCGAACTTGATCTTCAGATGAAGAAATTTACGCAATCGCTAATCAATGAATATGCACCGACCTGGAAGCTAGCATTGCCAGAGATATTCAATTTGTTTCGTGATTCGCCAGTGGAAAAACTATCAAAAGATCTTGGCGTATCAAATGATGAGGCAAAACAATTATTTAAGACTTTGCGTGAGTTTCAAGAAGGTAAAAAGACATTTGAAGAATTAACGTCGTTTGTTTCTACGTTGTCATTGCAAACAAGAGAAGCGACTGAAGAAGGTCAAAAGCTAAGAAGGCAATTATTAGAGACGATTACTAAAATTACCGAAGCCAATACCGCAAAAACTGAGACTCAAAAGAAAGAAGAGGGCGAAGCAAAACGGCTTGCGGAAAGCGAAGCAAAGCGCAGGCAGGAATATTTAGACGGCTTGGATCAGCAGATTAGAAGGCTAAAAGAAGGTGAAAATGCGGCATTATTGTTTGAAGCTGCTAAACAAGGCGGCGCAGAGGGCGTAAAAAAAGCGAAGCAAATTATTGACTTGAAAAAAGAAGAAGAGGATTTAAAAAACTCATTGAAAAAAAGGATAAAAGAAGAAGAGAGGCAATTAAAAGAAGAAGAAGAAGCTACTAAAGCATTCCGAAAGGCAATGGACGACGATTCAAAACGTGCGATATATGCGTTAGAAAAACAAGAAGAGGCCGAGCGCAAAGCAGCAGAAGCTGGAGAAAAGCGATACCAACAATTTAGAAAAGAGCTTGATGCGGCAAGAACGCCGCTAGAAGTTTATCGTGACAAAGTAGATGAGATAAACAGGGCATTCTCAGAAGGTTTAATTACTTCGCAAGAGCATGAAAAGATTTTGCGGAAATATTCTGAGGACTTGCAAAAAAAATATGATCCGCTCATAGACATCCTAGATGACCTTAGAGATGGATTTAAGAGTTTAGGCGGCTCAATTGTTGATGCGTTTACCTCTGGCAAGTCGGCAATGGATACGTTCAAGACTGTGCTGCTAGATATTTTTAAACGCATGGCGACAAAACAATTCAACCAATTGTTTGATTTGATGATGCCTAAAGCCGGTGGTGGAATGCTTAATCGGTTAATTGGTTCAATTACTGGAGCATTTACCGGCGGCGGTTTTGGCACTGGATCGTCATTTGGAAACATGGATATTGGCGGCTTTTTAGCCGAAGGTGGTCCCGTTCAAGGGAACGAGGCATACATTGTTGGGGAGAAAGGCCCGGAGCTATTTGTGCCAAATGCGAGCGGCACGATAGTGCCTAACAATATGATAATGGGATCAGGGCAAACAGTGAATTACAACGGTCCTTACATAGCCAATATGCAAGCGATTGACACCCAATCCGGATTGCAGTTCCTCATGCAGAACAAACAGACTATTTGGGCTGCGAATCAGTCCGCTCAAAGGTCATTGCCTGTGAGTAAGTGATATGAGCCTTCAAACCATTCTGTCAATCTGCGAATCGGTCGGCATCAACGACCAAAGGTTTGTTGGTCAGACCATCAGCCGCAACCAAAAAATCTTCACCTCAGAAATTTTGACGGTTGTGCCTTTTGTGTTTGACCTCAAGCCCATGAACTACTTGCTGTACTCGCAGAACCGAGGGACGCTGAACAGCTTGCGAATTCCTGACAAAGCACTTGAGCAATACCTCAATTTTGGCAGCACTGGTTGGCTGAACTACATCAAATACCAAGGCGAGATGACCTCAGCGCAGATTGGCGCGTGTCTGTGGCAATCCTCAAGCGCGTTGAAATCCTTGGTGCTTGGCTCACTTCCGTCTGTTGCTTCAACAACGGTTCTTTTTCGTGCTGGTGACTTTGTTCAGTTTGGGCGGTACGCCTACATTGTGACGGCAGACGTGTTGCGCGGGGTTCTTTCAACAGTGACTGTTCCTGTTCACCGAAACCTTATCACCGGAACAACCACGACTACTCCATTGGTTGCTGGTCAGTTTGGCACAACAACCGCGTTCTCAACTACCTACACAGGCATCACGTTTCCTGTCATCTTGCGTGTATACCCTGACTACACGCTTGCGCCAATGACCAATGATTCGTTCATCCAGTGGAATGGGACGTTCAAGGCTTTTGAGAGCGTTCTATGAACAACATTGCGCCAGTCCAAAACACCAACAACATCCGCGTTGCGGATTTTGTTCGCATCACATCAGGTTCTGAAACGTATCTGTTGTCATCGTGTCCGTACACAATCACGGTTCCAGCGGTGTCCACGGCTCCATTCACGGCCGCAAGCGTTCTGATGAGGGTTGGGGACGTTCAGCGCGACATTAAGTCAACGGCCAACGAAACCACCGTGTCACTGTCCGGCATTGATACGGCCACGCTTGGCTTTGTTTTGGGGCAAACAATCAAAGGAGCCAAGATTGAGATGTGGCACGGGTTCTTTGACACCAATGGCGCACTCATCACGACCGGCGGCACGGGTGGTCTGTACCAGTTCTTCAACGGGTTCATCACCAGCTTTTCCATCACGGAAAACTGGATGGAGGAAGCCAAAGCATATTTGGCAACCATCACAGTGTCAGCATCATCCATCCAACTGATTTTGCAGAACCGGGTTGCTGGCCGCTACACCAACAACAATTCGTGGCAGTTCTTTGCCCCAGGCGACACAAGCATGAATCGCGTTGGGTTCATTGAAACAATCAACTACTACTTTGGCAAAGATGCGCCCGCAAATTCGTGACGCCTCACCGCACGACATTCCTGCGTTGCTAAATATGCTGCGCGGGTATCGGGCCAACATGCCATACGGTTTCCTGCAAGACGCGGATGACGCTGAATACGTCACACAGATGCTGACAAGCCTGATGGCGGGGCAAGGGCTAGTGCTGGTTGCCGAGAAAGACAAACTGATTGGCGTGTTGATTGCGGGCATCATGCCAAGCCTTTGGTCACCCAAGCACGCAATGCTGACTGAGTTTGCCTATTGGGTTGAGCCAGAACACCGTGGCGGCACTGCCGGTTATCGGTTGCTCAACAAGTACCTTGAGCGCGGCATCAAGCTCAAAGAGGATGGGCGCGTGTGTCACATCTTCATGAGCAAAATGGTCAACAGTCCCGACCTCAGTTATGAGCGGTTTGGGTTTCGCAAACTTGAAGAATTTTGGGTGATGTAAATGCCGGGTTCAATAATTGCCGCAGCGGTCTTCAATTTGACGGCAGGCACGTTTGCTTACGCGGCAACGGCGTTTGCGATCAACCTTGTTGCGTCCGCAATTATTTCGAGAGCGTTTGGGCCAAAAGGCCCAGGTGATTCTGCCAACCAAAGCTCCAACCCCGGCAACAACCAGCAGGTTGGGCCAGCGGGCGACAACAAAGTGCCGGTCATCTATGGAAGCGCATTCACTGGCGGCATCGTCACCGATTTGTCCATCACCAGCGACAACCAGACAATTTTTTATGTTCTGACCTTGGCGGAAGTCACCGGGAGTGAATACGGTGCGGCAGACACCTACACATTTGGCAGCGTGTATTTTGGCGGCAAGCGTTGCGTGTTTGATGGAATCGACACAACGCGGGTTGTTGGATTGCTTGACGAGTCCACGGGCCAGACGCAAACCAACATTGACGGCAAGTTGTTCATATACCTGTACCGCAATGGCTCAAATTCTGGCGCGAACACGACCACATCCGCCATTGAAGTCATGCAGCAAGACGGGCTTGTGTACAAGTGGGATTCGTCCAAACAAATGACCAATGCGGCGTTTGCAATCGTCAAGATGCAGTACAGCGTCAGCGCAAACTTGACCGGCATCCAGCAGACACGTTTTCAACTGACCAACTCGCGCACAAACCCCGGCGCGTGCTTGTATGACTTTATGCGCTCAGAGCGTTATGGTGCAGCGTTGTCGGACGCTCAGATTGATTCCACATCACTCAATGCATTGGACGCATACAGCACGCAGTTGATGACATACACGACATACACAGGCGGGTCTGCTACGCAACAGCGGTTCAAGTTTGACGGAATGTTGGACATGAACAATTCCGTGATGGCAAACCTGCAATCACTGTCAACGTGCTGTGACTGCCTCATCAAATACAACGAAATCAACGGCAAATGGGGCGTCATCGTTCAGCAGCCGACATACACGGCAGTGATGGACGTCAACGACAGCAATATGGTGTCTTCCATTCAAGTGACGCCTATTGACCTTGCCTCAAGCTACAACATCATTGAGGTGAAATTTCCTGACGGTTCGTCCAAGGACACCTTCAATTCCGCCACGTTTGATTTGTCAATCGTGAACCCTGCGCTGATGTACCCCAACGAGCCGGTGAACAAGCAAACAGTCAGCTTGCCGCTGGTGAACAACAGCGTTCGGGCGCAGTACATTGCCAACCGTTGCCTTGAGGCGGCGCGTGAAGACTTGCAACTCAAAGTGGTCATCAACTACGTTGGAATTCAGCTTGAAGCCGGTGACGTTGTGACCGTGACCAACTCCAATTACGGTTGGGCCGCAAAAGTGTTCCGCATCAATCAAGTGGTTGAGAACTTCAGTGACGATGGGCAAATCACGGCGTCTTTGTCGCTTGGTGAATACAACCCGGCGGTGTTTGATGACATGAACATCACTCAGTTCACGCCAGCACCAAACAGCGGCATTGGTTCGCCATTGACGTTTGGTACGCTGTACGCGCCAACAATCACAAACATTCAAGTCAACGCGGCCATTCCAAGTTTTGACGTGGCCGTGACCTGCTCAAGCAGCGGCATCGTGCAGTACGCTGAGGTGTATTACAGCGCGTTCCAGTACCCAACAACAACGCAAATGATGTTTGCCGGAACAACGGCCATCAACGCCAACGGCAATCCGTATGCGCCCAACGCCTCAATGGGCACGGTTCAAATCAGCACAGTGCCGCAGGGCAACTGGTACTTTTTTGTCAGGTACATCAACGCCCTTGGCAGCAGCCCGTTTTCGGCCGCATCCTCAGTGTTTGCTTGGCGTCCCACAACCTACCAATACACAAACCGCTGGATTGCGGTTGCATACGCAACAAACGCAACGGGCACAGCGGGGTTCAGCTTCAACCCGCGTGGCAAAACCTACTTTGGCTTGCTGAACGCAACAACAGCCAACACAAGCAACGACCCAACGCAATACACGTGGTATGCCGGAACCTTTGGCGCTGAGAATTACTTGCTGTTTGCGAGCCGTGGTGATCGCAAGGTCAGCATCGCTGTTGGCAACGCGGGATTCAGCAACTTGGGCGGAGCGTTTGTGCCGTCCGAAACATCGTTGTATGACACGTCAATTTGGGGTGCGCTTGAAGATGGACAAAACTACATTGACCTTGATGCGCGGTCAGGTCAGTTGACCAAAGCCGGGACAACCGCAATCAGCAGTGCTGACGGCTTGTTGAGCGTCACAAACAACACCTCTGGTTCTATGGTGGTGTCATTGCAGAAATTCTTGAACTTTGGCAACGGCGTGTACAGCAAAACATTTAACGCGGCAACGCTGACCATTGACGTGTATGGACGCGTGGTGGGATTCACTGAGCCTGATTCGTTCTACTACACGGACAACAGCTTTACGGCGACAGCAGGGCAAACCAGCTTTGCCGTGACGCACGTTGTTGGAAACGTCCTTGTGTTCCGTGATGGCGTATTGCTGGACACCTCTGAGTACACCGAGACAACCACAACTGTTGTGATGACTGTTGCTTGCGCGGCTGGCGAGATTGTTGAAATCATCAACATGAGGGCAGTCAGCACCAATCAATACTATGAGCCGCTGACCACAAGTATTGCAAGCAGCACCACCAACACAGTGACCTATTTGGCGGGGCCAGACCAAATCATTGAAGTTGGCGACCAGTTGTGCTTTGCGGCCGCTCAACCCGCACCAACAGATACCGTGACGTCATTTGCCGTGTCAGCGGTCAACCCGGCAACCAAGGTCATCACATTTGGCGCGACAATTTCCGGCGCAACGGCGGGCTTGCAGATTTTCCGCAAACGGGCGGCGGGTGCGGCGTACCGTCCATTCAGCCGCTGGACGGTTGATTTGACGGCGGCAAACAGCTACACCCCAACACAGTTTACGGTGCGCAACGGCTTTGAATCAATTTACATCAATGGCGCACAAATCAGTGAGGTTGACTATGACCTGACAGACACAACAATCGGCGGGTTCCCTGCGCCAGTGACGGGAAAACTGACCATCATTGCGTACAGTGAAAACAACTTTGGCGTCCCGGCTTCCAACGTGACCAACAACGTTGCTTACTCTGCCGCAGGGGTCTCGTCTTACGTGTTCCCCAACAACCCGCTGTCAGTGGAAATCTACGCCAACGGTGCATTGCTTTCCAAAGGCGCGGCGGCGGATTATACGGCCACATCTGCGGGTTATAACTTAGTCACGGCGTTCAACAACAACTTCACCTTGCTTAACCAGCAAACATTCGCCAGAATTGACGCGGCATAAAGGAAAAACATGACACAGGCATTCAACCTTTCACAACTGGCAAACAATCTTGATTCCACGGGGCGCGTGGACGCTACTGACGGCTTGGTGAACGCGGTTCCGGTTCTCAATGGTGGCACAGGAGCATCCTCAGCAGGTGCAGCAAGAACCAACTTGAACGTCCCCGGACGAGATGGTGAAAGCGCGACAGGAACTTGGCCCATCAGCATTTCGGGCAACGCCGCAACCGTGACAAACGGCGTGACGCTTGATACAGCGCAAACCATCACCGGCAGCAAGACGTTTTCAACTGCTCAGACCTTCAGCGCAAACATTAACGCCAACGCACAAGGCAGGTTCATTTCAGCAGGTAGAGACAGCAGCGATTGGAACAACAGACAAATTCTTGTGCAAGGAGACAATGTGCCCGGAATTGGTTTTCACGCGCCAGTCAGTGCTGCGGCAGGAATTTTGAAATTTTATGGACCAACTAGCAGGTTTGAATTCAGAAACAACGCTGACACAGGGTTTTTGGGTATTACCGCAGATGCTGTATTTTTGCAAAGCTCCAATGAATATGCCGCAGCACGCCCTTCCCTTGGTTGGGTGACGCTGGCTGGCCTCATTTACAACAACACCTTACCGGGTGGAGGCACTTGGGCTTGGTTTTGGGGTAGCGGGGGCGGAGTAGCATCAGGAATCAATGCGGGCGGCACAACCTTGCCTGACATTGGTGTTTACGTTAACGGTTGGGGTTTTGCTTGGAGATTCTTGTGATGAGCAGATTGAAAGAACTTGGGATTGATATTGAGGCACCGATTACATGGCTTAATGTTGACAGAACGTCAGCGCAAGCTGCGCATGGCATCCATCCCTTTGGAATTGACATGACGGGAACTCCGGCGCATTGGGAGGCGTTGATGGCCGATATTGCTGACGGGGTGGTGACTGTTCAGGCAATGCCCCCGGCGGCTGAAATTTCCTTGGCGGCTATGGCTGGCGCGGCAAGGGTTGAGCGCAACCGGCTTTTGGCCGAAACTGACTGGACGCAAATTCCTGACGCGCCTATGCTTGCAAGCAAACGGGCTGAATGGGCGACCTATCGCAAAGCACTGCGCGACCTTACTGGTCAAGCCGGGTTCCCTCAAACCGTTGTCTGGCCGCAGACGCCATAAAACAAGACAAGACAATGCCGTGCCCTGTGAGTACATTGGCGGCGTTGGCGGTGTGATTTATATTGAATACATCGGTTAGACATGTCACTGAAAATTTGCGTTTATGCGATCTCTAAAAACGAAGAGCAATTTGTCAAACGATTCTGCGAATCAGCCAAAGATGCTGACCTAATCCTGATAGCCGATACTGGGTCAACAGACAACACTGCAAGCCTAGCCAGAGAATGCGGCGCTACCGTCTACGATATATCTGTTAAGCCGTGGCGTTTTGATATGGCGCGAGACACTGCTTTATGTCTTATCCCCGGTGACTACGATGTTTGTATTTCCCTAGATCTTGATGAGGTTTTAGAGCCGGGATGGCGCGATGAAATAGAAAGCGTCTGGAGGCCCGAAACGACTCGATTGAGATATAAATTCAATTGGGGGCATGACATTCTTTTTTATTATGAAAAGATCCATCATAGAAATGGATATCGTTGGCATCATCCGGTGCATGAATATCCCGTACCCGATCTCCGTATTCAAGAAGTCTACGCTTACACCGACAAACTCTTAGTCTCTCATCACCCCGATCCTACTAAGTCGCGAGGGCAATATCTCGACCTCCTCAGAATGGCTGTTAAAGAGGATTCTAGATGCCCTAGAAACGCTTTTTACTTTGCTCGAGAGCTAACCTTCTACAGTCTTTGGGATGAGGCTATAGAGGCTTTAAACGCTTATTTGAAGATGCCGGAAGCGACCTGGGCGAATGAACGATGTTACGCGATGAGGCTTTTAGGTAAATCTTACGACGCAAAACAAAATTACTGGCAAGCTCTAAAGTGGTATCGCATGGCTATTGCTGAAGCTCCAGGCACTAGAGAGCCTTGGGTTGATTTTGCGATGTCTTGTTACGCTAAACATTTGTGGAAAGAATGCCACCATGCCGCTACAATGGCACTTAGTATTGTAGATCGTGAATTGGTTTATACGTGCGACCCTGACGTTTGGACCTCGAAACCGTATGATTTGGCGGCAATCTCTGCTCATCATTTAGGCTTGAAAGATGATGCGATTCGGTATGGTCAGCAAGCGGTGAAATTATCTCCGGATGACCAGCGGTTGAAAAGCAATCTAGCTTTTTATGAAGAAGCAGTGTTAGAATCCTGAAAAAGACAAGATAGCCATCGTTCTGCTGAGAGTTTTTAGCGAACGTTAATTTACCGAGTGAGGGAAACGTGGCGGTCTTTAATAAGAATACGTTGACACAGGTTAGCGGGTTCAACAATCAAATTATTGCTGGTGAGTTGGTTTATAACCAAAAAACTTACTGGAATATTACGCTCAATAATGCAGATGGAACGCCAAGGAATTTAACAGGCGCAACCATTACTAGCCAAATTATTCGTCGGCAATTGTCTAACGTGAAAGATTCACGTTACGGATTGACATTTGATATTGCAGACTTTAGCCCTCCCCCCACGGCTGTTAATTTAACAATTGCAAACCAAAGTCTTTCAACCGGAGCTTTTACGCTGGTAATAGATGAATCAACGTGGTTGGTTCTTTCAACAGATACTCAGTTGGATATCAATGCAGAAAACCCAGCGGGTTTTTCGGGAAACATTACAGTTGCGATTCCTGCCAATGGATCAACCCCAGCTCAAGATTTAATTATCTTTTTGCTGTTTTTAGTTAGATCAAATGGGGTGATCAATTGAGCGTGAATGTCGTTACTGAAAACGACATTTCTTTGACAGTCGAGCAAAACAATCAGATCACTCTGACTATTGACCAAGGGATTGTCGGCCCCACTGGACCGTATGGCCCAACTGGGCCTGCTGGCGCGGGGATTGTGTTAAAAGGCTCGGTTGCGACCGTCGGCGATCTTCCGGCGGTGGGAAATAACCCAGGCGATGCTTACATTGTCTCCTCCAACGGGCATCTGTATATATGGAGCGGATCTGCGTGGGTAGACGCGGGGCAATTTGTCGGGCCGACTGGACCTACAGGCCCAACAGGACAATCTATAACCGGCCCAACGGGTGCTACTGGCGCTGCATCTTCTGTGGCTGGACCGACAGGCCCAACCGGTGGCAGCGGCCCTACCGGCCCCACTGGTGCAGCGTCTACAGTACAAGGGCCTACAGGACCCACCGGAGGAAATGGACCTACTGGCGCAGCCTCAACGGTTGCGGGACCCACTGGCCCGACCGGTGCAAATGGAGCGTCTGGCCCTACTGGCCCGACCGGTGCCGCTTCGACGGTTGCGGGACCAACGGGACCCACTGGTGATGCAGGAGCGTCTGGACCAACTGGACCTACGGGCGCGGCTTCAACTGTACCGGGCCCCACCGGCCCGCAAGGCTTATCCATCACCGGACCGACGGGCGAGCAAGGACCAACGGGTGCGGCTTCTACAGTTCCGGGGCCTACGGGCCCGCAGGGCTTGTCGATTACTGGCCCGACGGGTGAACAGGGGCCTACTGGCGCAGCTTCCACGGTTCCGGGCCCAACGGGGCCGCAGGGTTTATCCATCACCGGGCCTACCGGCAGTCAGGGTCCAACAGGGCCGCAGGGTTTATCCATCACCGGGCCTACCGGCAGTCAGGGTCCAACAGGGCCGCAAGGTTTGTCTATCACCGGGCCTACCGGCAGTCAGGGCCCAACTGGGGCGCAGGGCCCCACGGGCCCGGCGGGGGGAGGTGGTAGTGCAATTACGGTTAAAGATGAAGGCACGACGTTAACGACGAACGTCACTTCTTTTGATTTTGTCGGAACAGGTGTTACGGCTACGGCAGTGGGAGATGCTGTAACTGTCAATGTCTCCGCGGGTGTCGGACCGACTGGGCCTACGGGGGCCGGGGGCGCTCTCGGTTACTGGGGTTCTTTCTACTCCGACACGACCCAGACGATCGCATCCACAACCACCGCTTACGCGATCACGCTTAATAACACTGATCCTAATAGCTCTGGTGTAAGTATCGTCTCCGGTTCAAGACTAACCTTTACTTATGCCGGTGTTTATAACATCCAGTTTTCTGCTCAGATTGACAGGACTTCCGGATCTGGGACAGATACGATTGAGATCTGGTTTGCTAAGAATGGCACGAACATTTCTGAGTCGTCGACAAAAGTAACGATCACTGGAGGCGCGGCGCAAGCAAAAGAAGTAGCAGCGTGGAACTACATGTTGCAAGTCGCGGCAAATGATTATGTCGAGCTATATTGGCAGGCCACAAATACAAACATCGCTCTTTTAGCGGAGCCGGGGCAAATCAACCCTGTGCGTCCTGCTGTGCCTTCGGTCATTCTGACGGCTCAACAAGTGATGTTTACGCAGCTCGGCCCAACCGGCGCTCAAGGCGTTACCGGTCCGACCGGTGCTCAGGGTATAACTGGGCCTACAGGGCCTACTGGGGCGCAAGGATCTGCTGGTCTAGCAGGTCCAACCGGACCGACGGGTGCTAATGGAGCAGTCGGACCCACGGGGCCGACAGGATCACAAGGTGATGCAGGCCCCACTGGACCAACAGGAAGTAATGGAGCTGCAGGGCCAACAGGCCCTACTGGTGATCCTTACGGTTTGTTTTATAAAACCGACTCATCGACAGTTGCGTTTACGAAAACCGGAGCAGGTACGGCGCAAATCAAAGCAGGCACACGCATTGAGGTTGGTGGCACGACAGTAACATTTTCAAGCGCTACGTCAATCACGATGCCTACCTTAACGGCTGGTACAGATTATGCAATTTGGGTAAAGGATGACGCCACGATTGAGGCAACATCTAATTATTCGGCTGCGCCTAGTGCGGGTAATTGGCGACGTATCGGCGGCTTTCACTACGCTCCTGGGGGTAATGCAACTGGCACATCGGGCGGCAATACAACGCCAGCAATCAACGAATATTCATTTTGGGATTTGAAGTTTCGACCCGCATGCCCCGATCCTCGTGGGATGACTTTGGTTGCTGATTCGTTTTGGGCAGATATTTATTTGCTTGGAGTTAATTATATTACTAATGGAACATCGGCATATAACGTAACGATTGCTGATGGCTCTTCTCCTCCTAAAATTCCTACAAAGTTTGGTGGGAATGGGTCTACAGCTTACAGTTCAATGAACTGGTGGCAAGCCAACGAGGTTTTGCGATCATATGGAAAACGGTCACCTGTTTATGACGAGTTTGCTGCTCTAGCATATGGCACAACCGAAGCAAGTGCAGGCGGCACAGATCCAATATCAACAATTCTTCGCAACGCTTACACATCCAAGTGGGGCGTGATGCTTGCAACTGGGAATATGTGGGTATGGGGCGCAGATTTTGGAGGCGGGGCTAATGCCGCATCATTTGTGGCTAACACGGGCGGCAGGGGATCAACATATCAACTAGCATTTAGCTCTCGATTTGGAGGAGCTTATTCCGTCGGAACAGACTCTGGGTCACGCAGTTCAATTTGGAATGTTGATGCAAGCACTACATCTAATGTTATATCCGCTCGTGGCGTTTGTGACCATTTGATTCTTGATTGAGGTGCAATATGGCAGCACTACTAAAAACAATTATCAACACTCGTGAAGATCTTGACTCAATCAAAGGTACGCCAGAACACGCACAATTCATTGATTTTTTGCGTGGCAGCATGGTTCGTCGGCAAAATGTAGCGGTCTACCCGGAAAGCTACGGAGAGCCTGGATACGATGGTCCGGTGATTGAGCCTATATGGGAAGACGTTGAAGACCTAAGTACCATTGAAAGATTTGGATTTAGCAAGTCGGATTTGTCATGACCACAAAAATCACAGGTGCAAACATCACCAATACCGGCGTCACTGCTGGGTCGTACACCAGTGCAAACATCACGGTCAATGCACAGGGGCAGATTACCGCAGCAGCAAATGGATCTGGTGGCGGTGGCGGTCTAACGTGGCAATCCGTCCAGACATCTAACTTCACAGCCTCTGCTGGCAATGCTTATCCTGTCAACACAACCTCAGCAGCGATTACTGTTACGCTGCCTGATTCGCCGAGTGCTGGCAATTCTATAACGCTGACGGATTATGCTGGGACATGGGCAACTAATAATGTAACCGTGGCTCCGAATGGCAACAATATAAACGGAGTAACTAACAACTTTGTTTTGAATGCCAATCGTTTTTCTGCCGAGTTTGTTTATATCGATGCAACTCAAGGCTGGGTGCTCTATGGCACAGCAAACGCAGAAAGTTTGAATGTATCGTCCGTAGAATACTTAGTTGTAGGTGGCGGCGTACACACAGGCGGCGGTACACCGTTCAGGAAAAACTACGCAGGCATTGGCTATACCTACGATGCACAGCGAGACGCATTTATCCCACCGCAACCCTATCCATCGTGGGTGCTGAACGAAGACACTTGCCTCTGGGATGCGCCTGTGCCAATGCCAACAGACGGACAGATGTATAGCTGGGATGAGGCTACGACAAGCTGGGTTGAAATTCTAGGATAACAATGTGTTCGGCTTTGATCCATTCTCAGCGATCAGTGGTGTTACAGAACCGATTGATGCCAAAGTTTCTTGTTATTCTTTGTTTAGGTTGAATATGGACTCGCAAACTATCATCAATATTTTATTCGGCGCGATTTCAGCCGCGTTTGGCTGGATCTTCCGAGTTGTTTGGGAAGCCGTAAAAGACATGCAACGCGATTTGCGAGACATAGAAAAGAATTTGCCGCATGACTATGTATTAAAAAAAGATTATGAAAATGACATCCATGAAATAAAAATTATGCTTTCCAAGATATTTGACAAACTAGACAACAAACAGGACAAGTAATGTTTGAAACAGCCTACGACAAAATGATCCAAGACGAAGGTGGTTACATCTTACACAAAATAGCAGGTGACACCGGAGGTCAAACGTATGCAGGGATTGCAAGAAATAAAAACCCGAATTGGCCTGGGTGGGGATTTGTAGATCGTGGTGAAACACCACCAACGCAAATGGTTCGTGACTTTTACAGAGTCAACTATTGGGATGCCATACAGGGCGACAAACTAAATCCTATTGTCGCTTCGTCTATCTTCAACTTTGCTGTCAACGCTGGCGTTTCTGTAGCTTCCAAACTTGCTCAGATATGCGTTAAAACAGCTCCAGACGGCGTTATTGGCGCTCGGTCGGTAGATGCCCTTAACCGAATAGATCCGGAGCTTTTTGTAGCCTCCTATGCCCTTGCGAAGATCGCTCGTTATCGTGACATCGTGATGCGGGATAGAAGCCAAATTAAGTTTCTTTTAGGTTGGCTTAATCGAGCACTTAAGCTGTGAATATCCTCGGCATTTCATCTGTCGTTGAATCTGTCGGTAAGGTCATTGGAGATCTTCATACGTCAGATAAAGAACGGATGGAGCTTGAGTTAGAGGCTAAAAGAATAGATCAGGCTATCGACCTCGGACAGATGGAAGTCAACAAGGTCGAGGCAGCGAATCAGAACCTCTTTGTGGCTGGCTGGCGACCTGCTATCGGTTGGGTTGGCGCAGGCGCGATGGCCTACCAGTTTCTTCTTTACCCGCTTTTAGTCTGGGCATGGACATGGTTGCAAGCCGGAGATTATGTGCCTAAAGAGGTGGCCCCGCCTCCAATGTTAGACACGGAGGCTTTGTGGGTTATTTTGAGCGGGATGCTAGGGATTGCAGGCATGAGGAGTTTCGAGAAGACTCGAGGTGTAGCTCGGTAAGTCGTTGCTTCACCATCTCCCCGATCTCCTCTCCGTGATGTTTAGCTATTTTTTCGATCAACGGAAGCCGCTGCGGACGAGGCTTCGATAAAAGCCAGTAAGCCCAATCCTGGATGACATACGGAAGAGCAGCTTCATAAGCCTTCTCAATTTCCTGTCGATCACTGCATTTCACCGCTTTGATGATCTCCAGCCATTGACCACGCTCTAAAAGCTCGGTGTTTTTCGATGGTGTCGGGACACTCTGTGGAGGGCGGCTTCCAGCCGTGTTCTCTCCAGATGTCCTCGACAGGTCGGAAGGTTCGTGGGGATCGTTGGCTTTCAATGAGTTCTTTCCAATTCATAGTTTCTCCATTTGTTGGGTTACTTCATTTAAAAAAACGACAACATCATCTTCTAGGCTTTTTATATCCTTTTCAGGCGGCTCAAACCGCGCCACAAAGAGCTGCAGCTTCTCAGGCAGCCTGGGGTCAAATGAAACAAAATCGACCCACCTACGACCCGTACAAGCCATCTGGGCAAGCATCTGATGCTTATAGCCGGACGGAACCTCTTTAGCTGTCAGATAAGAGATATGCGTCGAGGTCTTGGGGCATTTGATCTCTATCAGACCATCGTCTCCAATCAACCCGTCTGGGCTAGCAGCAAAGTTAGGGATGGTTGGATGATCTACTAAGCCTGTTTGCTCTACCCAGTTTCCTGTATAGATCTGATACGCGGCTCTTGCAAGCGGTTCGTTTGTTGTTCCCCATTCCATATAAGAGTTTGAAAAACTCTCGGCTGGATTGTTTGTAAGACGCTCGGCAATGATGTCGGCGATATATCCAGATCGAGCCGCGGTCCCCTTTTTAGCCCTTGCATCTGACACGCGGGAAGCTGTCACCTTCCCTAGCCTTGCAAGCCTCCAGGCATCCGAGCCTTGTTCAAAATGCGATGTCATCGTCATCAGTCTTTTTAGATTCTTTTTGACCAAGCATCTGCATTTGCTCGGCCACAATCTCGGTCGTGTATCTATCCACACCTTGTTTGTCTGTCCATTTTCTAGTCTGAAGCCTTCCCTCTACATACAAAGGCTTTCCCTTCTGAACATACTTCTCGATGATCTCGGCCAGTTTTCCGTAAGCAACGACACGATGCCATTCTGTGTCTTCCTGAGTTTGACCTTGTTTGTTTTTGAACCTGTTTGTTGTTGCTATTGTGAGATTAGCAATCGCAGTTCCTGATTCAGAAAATCTTGTTTCAGGATCTTTTCCAACGTTGCCAACAAGAATGACTTTATTTACGGATGACATTTAATTTACCTTTTTCAAATAAAAATCCAATTGTTTTCCGGTGAGCTTTTTCCCAGGCCTGCTGTTTTTCCTCCTTACTCATTCTGTGGCCTTGGTCAATTGCCGCATGGCAAGAAAAACATAGCGCAGCAACCCTGTAGTCATGAGCCTTTATGCCCGTTCCTTTACCGTCGCGCTGTTGATTGCTGTGAGCTGCAACAATCGTCCCATCTTCTACTCCGCACAGCGTACAGGGTAGTTCCCTGCAAGCCTCTAAGAGTTTTATAGATCTCCAATTCATGCAGTGTTCCTAATGTCTGCCCTTAAATTTGCCTGCTCCGATCTCCAGATCTCGATTCTTGCCTGAGCAGCGATCAGATCCCACCGTAACTTCTCTTCGATCTGAACCGCGGCTTCAAGAGCTTTTAATAACTGCAAGTAATCAGGATGAGCGTAAGCGTCACGCTCTTGCGCTCCCAATGCTGACTCAAGTGAGCCCTTCATCAAAATCGCTTTTTTAGACTTCCTGAACTCTTCTAAATAAACTCTCTGAGCTTTGGCATCTGCAAACTGTTGCGCGTGTTTTAGGATGTAATCAACTGCTTTGTGAGGATCTTTCACTGGATGCCAAGCTCCTTTTTGCGGATGTCTTTGGCCGCCTCAATGGCTTTTATGCTTTCTACCGACTCTTTGTGCTTTTTTATAGCAGCAGAAAACTCTTGTTTCAGAGTGTCTTTGGTGGCTTTAGCAATCTTTCCCAAATCAATCTCAAGATCGTTTTTCACAACCTCGTGCGTCTGATTCTCGGAGTCATTGTCGCCTTCTGTAGGAATACAAAATGCCTGCATTAAAGCGTACTTGTAAGCCGCTGACATCGCTTTATTAGTTGCCTTATCACCTGAGTCCATAGCCTCGCCAATCGTCGATATAACGTGGCTGGAGCCATCTTCGCCGGAAACTAAAGCAAACTCCATTTCAACAGTAACATAGAACAAAGCAGTGCCGTGTTTGTTGACGCGCTCGGTGACGTTTCTGCCGGTGACCCTGGGAAGAACGCATAATTTATGCTCCGCAAGAATGGGAGCCATAGCGTTGTAAACATCGTCTATACCTCGGAAGGTATATTTTTGTGACTCATTGATCCTGCCCTTCGCAATCCCAGCTTTCGCTATCGTCGCCATCACTTTGCTTATACTTTCGTATACTTTTTGCACAGCATTCTCCTATCGTATAAAAAAGAACATCATCGTCCCATAAATGATTCCGAAAGCAATTGCAACGATCCAATCCTTCTTGGTGTTCATATAATTTCCTGTCTAAAAAATAGTCGTAGTTCATATTTACCTCAAAAAACAACTATATACTTACCGCAACAATACGCTACAGCAAGCAGACAAAAGGTGGGTTCTAAACGATGAGCGGCAAGTCACCAACGCAACGTAGCTTAGAAATGTTGAGGGATAAGGGTTATCTTTGCCAAGTTGTAGAGCGATGGAATCCTCATGCGCGGATCAGAATCGACCTTTTTACGATTGGCGACATCATAGCCATCAGGGATTCTGAGACCCTGTTAGTTCAAACAACGTCAAACAACAATCTTAACGCCAGGGTAAAGAAGATAGAATCTTGCGAGTTCTTGCCTGCAATCATACGAGCTGGATGGAAAATTGAAGCCCACGGCTGGCGTAAACTAAAGTCAGGGTGGGCTTGCAAGATCGTTGGGTTTTAGGCTTCGTCTGCGTCTGCTGCTTCAACTGCTGCAAGCAAGCGAGAATACAAATCGCCTAAGCCAGAGTTGATTGACTCATTGCCAAGCCATTCCACAACTGCGTCAAACTCATCTTCAGACATGCTGATAGTAACGAAATCTTCCATTTCACACCTCAATTTTTTGGCCACGAAAATAAGGAACGCCCTCGACTACTTCCACTAATTCTGGTGGAAGCAATCGACCACTATTATCAAACGTCAAAACGACAAAACCACTACACCAAGGTACAGGATTTGCCTCCACATAGCGGAATGCCGATGAATCAGGATCAGACAACATGCCTGTAGATACACCGTATCGCCTGCCGGAATAGTCTCCCCAAGGCTTAACCTCTAAAAGATGCGTATGCCCTGTGACGCTATTGAGACCTGATTTTAAAACATTGTTGTAGCCGCTGTGAATTCCAGAATGTTGCATCCTGTGCTTAATCATCGTGTTTTCGTTGACAAGAACAGCCCAGCTTACAGACCATTCCTGAATGTGATCCACCAATGACGTACCTTTGATTCCACGGAATTCAGGCGCAGCATTTGCCAGCCGCTTGTCGAATCTGATGCAGTGGTTCCCAATCGTGCGGTGCAGGATCGTGCCAAGCCCTTTACATGCTTTGTGAATGGCATCCATGTGATATTGCACAGACTCTAGCTCCTGTTGCAATGTTGGACGCTCTGTCCAATCTTCCGCGCCATATTTGGAAATCGTTGCTCCATCTAACAGGTCGCCGTTAGCCACGATCATCTGCGGCTTTGTCATCTTGATGACCTTTAGAAGCGCTTTGAAAGCTACAGAGGTTTGGTTAGGTTGAAAATGAGCATCGCTAAAAACAATTACGCGACCCGTGATGTCAGCTACGCTTTTCATCCTGTCGTAGGAATGCGTAATCACGGCTTGGTTCAATCGACCGTCATTGGTTGTTTCTAGGGGAATGTTGTGCCGTTGGGACACCATATTTCGACGGTTGTATACGGTTCGGACGTTCGTGTTTAGGGCTCGAGCAACCGCAGCAGGACTGCCCAGTTTCAGCCAAAGATCGATAAATTCTTCATCGGTGCATAAGGCATTCATGACATCCCCTAAAAGGTTGCCGCGTTATATCACAAATTTTAGAATTTTAGTGTGACTTGCAGGGATAAGGAACTTTGTTTAGACTGACACAGTTGTAATCGCAAGGGATACCCCGACGGGGGGAAAAGCGGATCCGTCACCCGCCTGCCCTTTGCGCCTTCAGTGACGGCAAACCTAGACGGAGGTTCGCGTGGCGAAGTCTTATCGTAGCCAATATCTCGACCCGAGATGGCAAAAAAAACGTTTAGAAGTAATGGAATCGACTGGCTTTAAATGTGAAAGCTGCGACTCTGAGACAAATACGCTCAACGTTCATCACAAGCAATACATTCCAAATAGAGATGTTTGGGATTACAGGCGCGATCAACTTCTTGTTTTATGTGAAGATTGTCATGAGGCATACCATTCAGAATTTGATTGGCTAAATGAAGTAATAGGATCTGTTGATCCCAGAACTTTGTCTAGAAAAGGAATGGCTGCTTTTTTGGCTGGATGGGCTGGAGTTGAAATAGATCTTGATGAATTCAGCGATCTTCATCAATATATTTTTAGACAAGGCCAAAGTTTTGCTTATCAGTCTGATGCTCTTATAGATTTGTATGAAAAAGTTAGAAGGGGTAAAAAATGAAACGCCCTTCTTTTCAATTTTATCCATCAGACTGGCTTCGAGACACGGCACTCAAATCTTGCTCAATTGGGGCTCGTGGCTTGTGGATCGACATGATCTGCTACATGCACGAAGGTAATCCATACGGTCATCTGAAGGTTAATGAGAAGGTTATCCTTCCAGCCAACCTTGCTCGTATGGTTGGCATAACCTTGCAAGAAGCGGAAGGTTACCTTGATGAGCTAAGACTTGCTGGTGTGTATGACATAGCAGACGATGGGTCTATATGCTCCCGAAGAATGATAAGGGATGAAAAACTTAGGGAAATCAGGGCTTTAGGAGGAAAAAAGGGCGGAAATCCAGCTCTTTTGGATGGTAAGAAGGTTAACCTTAAGGTTATCTCCAACGATAACCAAATTCCAACCCCTTCATCTTCTTCTTCATCTTCTTCTTCAAATAAAAGAAAACCAAAGAATATTGATAAGCCCGAAGGAGTGAACCAGCAAATTTGGGACGATTTTATTTTGATCAGAAATGCTAAAAAAGCACCGCTTACACAGGTGGCGTGGAATGGCATTGTTAGGGAGGCTAACAAAGCAGGCTTTTCTGTAGATGCTGCATTGCGGGAGATTTGCGAAAGAAACTGGACCGCTTTTAAAGCGGAATGGGTGACTAAGCAGACAATCCAGCCAACATCAACCGCTTACGGTGATAGGGCAAGCGTATGAAAGGCCACGACTTCGTAAACAACCTACAGTTTGCAAGCAAACCACCTAAAGCCGTGTTCATAGACTTTACTGGCGAGCCTGATCCGCATCCTGACTATCCGGTTGTGGTTATTGATCCTAAAGACCGCGACTTTCGTTTTGTGAGACAGCTAAGGGTGTTCTTGACAGCAGAAGATCCCGACGAGGCTTATGTTGTCCTGCAAGCAATAAAAAAATATGCCCCCGCGCGAGTTGTTTGTCATTACGCCCCAGGCTTGGTCTGGGATTCTGAGGTGGACGCATGAACATCCTGGAAAACATTGACTACAAAAGCTGGTATGAGCAGATGGAAGC